CCTCGTGGGAGTGGGGCCCGCGCAAGATGCCGTACATGCGGTACGTCTGCGCCAGCCACAGCCAAGAGCTTGCGCTGCGCGACAGCGTCAAGATGCGCCGCCTCATCAAGTCCGAGTGGTATCAGGGTCACTGGGGCGACACGGTCCAGCTGACGCCGGATCAGGACGCCAAGGGAAAGTTCGAAACCACCGCGACCGGCTCAAGACAGGCCTGCGCGTTCGAAGGCATCACCGGCTATCGTGGCGACCGCGTCATCATCGACGACCCGCACAGCGTCAGTGGCGCGAACAGCGATGCCCAGCGCAACACGGTGACCCAGCTGTTCAAGGAGGCCGTCACCAGCCGCCTGAACAACCCCGACAGATCGGCCATCGTCGTGGTGATGCAGCGCCTGCACGAGGAAGACGTCTCGGGCGTTATCCTGTCGAACGCCATGGGCTATGACCACATCATGCTGCCCATGCGCTACGACCCGACCCGGGCCAGCGCCACCATGCTCGGCTATGCTGATCCGCGCGAGGAAGAAGGTGAGCTGCTGTTCCCTGACCGCTTCCCCGAGGATGTGGTCGACCGGGACGAAGCGGCGATGGGTCCGTACGCTACAGCGGGACAGTATCAGCAGCAGCCCGAGCCTCGCGGCGGCGGTATCATCAAGGACCATTGGTGGCAGCTGTGGGATCGCAAGGAATACCCGGGCATCGAGTACGTCATCGCCAGCCTCGACACCGCGTACACCACCAAGGCCGAGAACGACTTCAGCGCCCTGACGGTCTGGGGCGTGTTCTCCGGGTCAGATGAGGTGCAGTCCACACGTTCGGTCGACCGGTACGGCCGAACCATCGAACTGCGCACCAGCTACCAGTCTGAGAGCCTTGGGCCGGTGCCCAAACTCATGCTGATGTATGCATGGCAGGCCAAGCTGGAGCTGCACGAGCTGGCCGAGAAGGTCATGTCGACCTGCAGCCGCATGAAGGTCGACAAACTCCTGATCGAGAACAAGGCTGCCGGTCACAGCGTGGCGCAGGAAGTGCGCCGCCTGATGGCCAGCGAGGACTTCGGTGTGCAGATGTACGACCCCAAGACCCTCGACAAGATGGCCCGCCTGTATGCCGTGCAGCACATCTTCGCCGAGGGCATGGTCTATGCCCCGGACAAGGACTGGGCCGAGCTGGTGATCCGGCAGTGCTCTGTCTTCCCCAAGGGCAAGAATGATGACCTCGTCGACACCGTCTCGATGAGCGTGGGCCACCTGCGCCAGATCGGCCTTCTGACCCGCGCACCTGAGCGCATGGCCGAGCTTGAGGACGTCCAGAAGTTTACCGGCAACACTGACACCTCGCTCTATGGCATTTGACATCACAGCGGGAATGTGAATTTATCGCCCCTGAAGATGTAGGAGGCCACACCCCATGAAGCGCGTACTATGCGATGCAACCGTCGACCGGTGCGTGACCGGTTCGCTCGTTGTCACTGTTACCGTCACCGGCAGGGGTGAGCACGAGGGCATCGTCCGCGTGTACGAACTGTGGCACCAAAATGATGACGACGCGGCGCGCGAGGGCATCCAGAAATTTGTCAAAGAGCTGGGAGGCGACCTTTGAGCATCATTCTGCTGGGCGGCAAGACCGCCGCCTTCACCGCCGGTATCACTGAGTTCGCGCCGACCGGTGAGATTTTGCCGTTCTTCGCCTTTGGGCCGACAGGGCCCATCGAGGCGGAGTTGGCTGGCAAGCTGCCGCAGGGCGAGGTGATCGACGACCTCGACAGCGTGAGAGAGACCATTCGTATCTTCAACGAGCACGGCACGGTCGTCTTCTTGGACAATCTCGAGGCCTCGTCCAGCATGCTGAACACCATCGTGCGGGTCATCCGGATCGCCACTGAGAGCGACTGGGTGCTCCGCGAACAAGAAACCATGACCGTGAACTAGGAGGTAATGATGATCTGGAACCCATGGAAAGAGATTAAGCGGTTGAGGGAGGAGATTGAACTCCGAATTCGGCAGGCCCACGAATGGGCTGAGCTCTCCGATGAGCTCTTCGAGAGGCTGGATGCAAAGGATCGCATCCTTCTCGCCATCATCTCCGAGGAGAAGCCCACCAGCAATTCCACCGTGAAACGCATTATTCGCATGGCGCGGGAGGCGATGAACGAATGAGCAGCGACATTCCGTGGGCGCGGGCCGTACTGCGCGACACCATCAAGTCTTTGCGCGCCCACCAAGGGCCGGGTGTGACCGAGAAACAAATGGCAAGGGCCATTGAGAACGCGATCCTTACGATAGAGGTGGCGCTGTCAAACATGACCCGCGAGACCGTCAAGCCGCGCCGGGCCAAGGTCGAAAGCGATGTGTTGACCCCCGAACTGGCAGTCGACATCCGGCGTCACCTCAAAGAAAACCCGGGGGCGTCCGTCAAGCAAGTCGCCGCCCTGTTCCATGTCAATCAGGGGCGCGTCACCGAAGCTCTGCAGGGCAAGGTGTAACCATGATCCTCAACGGCAAATCCCTCCTCGAAGCTGCGCCCATCAAAGGTATGCTGCCCACAAAGGAGCGGATGTTCGGCGTGTCGCACGGCCTCGGTGAGGCGGGCTATGACATCCGCCTCAAGCAGACCATCGAGTTTCGGCAGGGCCACACCGGCCCGCATGTGTACGTCGATGACGTGTCTCGGGCTGGGCGCTTCTGCATTGCCTCGGCCATCGAAGAGTTCGACATGCCGCCCGACTTGGTCGGCATCGTGCACGACAAGAGCACATGGGCCCGGCGCGGGCTGTCCGTCTTCAACACTGTGATCGAACCCGGCTGGAAGGGTTTCCTGACCCTAGAGCTGGTTTATCACGGGTCGGACTTCCTGCTAATCCCAGCAGGCGCAGGCATCGCGCAGGTGATTTTCCACCGCACCATCGAAAGCGCATCGTACGATGGAAAGTATCAAAACCAAGAGGATCGGCCAGTGGAGGCGCGCAATGGCTAAGTGGGCAGAACCATCAGAAGTAAAACTCAACAACCTGTCGGGTGTAATGGAGCAGCTTGGCCTAAAGTCCGGCGCTGACGAATGCCCATATTGCAAGGTGGGAAATGGTGATGAGCATCTAAGCACATGCCCGGTTTCTAGGAACATCAGGCGCGCTGAAGAAGAAAATGACGGCTACCAGCCCCTGCGCCGCGTCCTTGATCTGGCCTTGGATCAGTCCGCGAACGGCAAGGGCAAGGAGCGCCACGCAAACGATAAGCCCTTTGACCGGCAACCTATGTTGGAGATCGGCCGCATGGTTGGGCACGGCTTTTGCCTCGGTCAGGCCATCAAGAAGGCGCAGGAGGCCAGCCGCATGGAGCCGGACGCTGCACAGCGCGAATTGCTGGGTGCGATCAACTACCTTGCCGGTGCGTACCTTCTACTGGAAGAAATGAAGGCGACCTGATAAGATCGCCCCAAACCATACCCCTGAAGGGACCATGATATGTCGCTCGTTCCCGGCTTGAGCCCTGCCGTTCGGCTCCAAGATGACACTGAAGACGCAGCAATCGGCCCGATGGATGTGACCGTCGCTGACGCTGACGAGGAGGCAGATGTCCCTGAGTTCGATCAGGACGGCGCGCTTCTGCGGATCGACCACGGCGACGGATCGATCACCGTCTCGCTCGATGGCAAACCCATTGAGGACAGCGAAGAAAAGGGTCCTTCGGGCTGGTTTGACAACCTCGTCGATGAAATCAGCGACATGGAGCTGGGCTCCATCGCGGAAGACCTTCTGCGCGGGATCGATGACGATCTGATGAGCCGCAAGGAGTGGGTCGAGGATCGCGCGCAGGGCATGAAGCTTCTGGGCCTCAAGATCGAGCTGCCCGGCATCCAAGGGAGCAACGACGGTGCGCCGGTCGAAGGCATGTCCAAGGTCCGGCACCCGCTCTTGCAAGAAGCCGTGCTGCGCTTCCAAGCCAACGCCCGCTCCGAGATGCTGCCGACCGACGGCCCGGTGAAGATCAGGGACGACGGCAACACCAGCTCGGCCGAGCGCGACCGGATGGCTGACGCCTTTGAAAAGGACTTCAACCACTACCTGACCTCGACCGCGACCGAATACTACCCGGACACCGACCGCATGTTCCTCTTGCTGGGCTTCGGTGGCACGTCGTTCAAGAAGGTCTACTTCTGCCCCCTGCGCAACCGCCCGGTCTCTGAGAGCGTCGACGCTGATGACCTGATCGTCAACAACGCGGCCACCGACCTGTCGAACGCCCGCCGGGTGACGCACCGCGTGTACCTCAAGCCGTCGACCGTGAAGCGCCTGCAAATCCTCGGCGTGTACCGTGACGTCGAACTGGCGACCCCGCTTTTGTCCAGCCCGGACAGCGTCCAAGAGGCCAAGGCCGCCCAGCAGGGTATCAGCACCGACACGCTGAACCCCGACGACCGCGACCGCGAGATTTACGAGGTCTACTGCGAACTCGACATCCCGGGCTTCGAGCACAAGTACAAGGGCAAGCCGTCCGGCTTGGAAATCCCGTACCGCGTGACCATCGACGTGTCCTCGCGGCAAGTCCTGTCCATCGTACGGAACTACGACGAAGACACGGCCGAGATGCCTGAGCCGCGCAAGACCTTCGTGAAGTACACCTTCGTGCCGGGCTTTGGCTTCTACGACATCGGCCTGCTGCACGTTCTGGGCAACACCACCAACGCCGTGACGGCCGCGTGGCGCGAGCTTCTGGACGCGGGCATGTACGCCAACTTCCCGGGCTTCCTTATCTCGGACACCGGATCGCGCCAGAACACCAACATCTTCCGCATCCCGCCCGGCGGCGCTGCGCAGGTCAAGACCGGTGGCCAGCCGATCCAGCAGGCCATCATGGCACTGCCCTACAAGGAGCCGTCGCAGGCCCTGATGGGGTTGACCGAGAACATTGCGGCCACCGGCATGCGCCTCGGCGGCACGTCGGAGATGCAGGTTGGTGAGGGCCGGGCCGATGCGCCGGTTGGCACCACCTTGGCGATGATCGAGCAGGCAACCAAGGTTCTGAACTCGGTTCACAAGCGCATGCATGCCGCTCAGGCCGAGGAGTTCAGCCTCCTGCGTGACTGTTTCCGCGAGCACCCCGAGAGCTTCTGGGAGCGCAACCGCAAGCCCACGGTCGAGTGGAACCCGCAGCTGTTGCTGGCCGCATTGGACGACGTTGAGCTGGTCCCGCAGGCCGACCCGAACACCGCCAGCCACGCCCAGCGCGTCATGAAGATCATGGCCTTGAAGCAGCTGCAGGCGGCAAGCCCGGGCCTGTACGACCCCATCGCCGTCGACAAGGCCGCCCTGCGCGCCATCGGCTGGTCGAACCCCGAGCAGTTCCTGAAGCCCGAAGCCGAGCGCAACCAGCCGCCGCCGGAGATGCTCAAGGGCATCGAGGAGATCAAGATTGCCAAGCAGAAGGCCGACGCCGACACCATGCGGGCGCAGGCTGACATGCTGAAGGCGCAACGCCCCGAGGTTGCCAAGGCAGAAGGCGGCCCGGTTGGTCCCGATCCGGTCAAGATGATGGCCGAGCAGAACAAGGCCCGCCAGCTCGAGCACTCGATGCGCCGCGACGAGATGAACGACGAGAACCGTGATCTGGACCGCGAGAAGGACCTGCGCTTGGAGCAAATGCGCGTCGACCGCGACCAGATGAACGATGCAGTGCGGATGCAGCATGAGATCGACATGCAGCAGCGTCAGCACAGCTCTGACGTCATCAAACTGGCGATGCAGGTGCGGAACAAGAAGAGGGAAGGCTGATGGACAACGAGAAGGCTATCCGCGCCGCCAAGCTGACGCTGGGTGGCATTCTCGAAAAGCGCCGGGCCAAGACCGCAGTCGAGCGGGCGCAAGGCCAGATCGCCCCGTCCAAATACCTGCCTGACGTTCCGCGTCAGGTGCATGCCAACGGCGGCTACGTCCCGATGGCGAGCCTGCCGATCCCGAAGCTTGCCGTGGCGTCCCCGCTGGCCGTTGGTCAGCAGCCGGGCTTCCTCGACGTGCTCGGCACCCTGAACAAGGTCGCAGGCTCGGCGCGCACCATCTCTGATCTCGTGCGCCCCGAGAAAGAAGAAGCAGCGCGAGAGCCGCAGGCGGCCCGAGCAGAGGCAAAAGCCGAAGGCCTGACGCCCGAGGCCAGCGCCGCCATGGAAGCCTTGCGCAAGGGCTGGACCGGGACTGACTTTGGCATCGTCAGCGGATACCGCGACCCCGAGCACAACGAGCGGGTCGGCGGGGCAAAGGACAGCCAACACACGCACGGCAACGCCTATGACGTCGACACCACCGGCTGGTCGCCTGAGGACAAGCTGGCCCTCGCAGACGCAGCATGGAACGCTGGCTTCCGGGGCTTTGGCTTCTACGACAACAACATGCACTTCGACGTCGCCGATCCCCGCGCGTGGGGGCCGAGCCACAGCCGCGACAGCATCCCCGACTGGGCGCAGGGCTGGGCGCAGGAGCGCTATGGGTACGCCGAGGGTGGTTCCGTCACCAGCAACGACAACTTCCAAAGCTGGTTCGGCAACAGTGTTACGCACACCGATGGCGAACCGCACGTCTTCTACACGGGCACCAGCAAGGACAAGGACTTCACTTCATTCAACGTCGGTCGCCATGGCGCATGGTTCACCCGCGACCCCGCAGTGGCATCAATGTATGCTGAAAGCAACGACAGCATGGGTTACTACCCGCCCAACGACCCTCCCAACAGAAAGTCTCGCGTGATCCCCGCTTATGTGAAGGCCGAGAACCCATACACGGGAGAACTTCCCGACGAGGCTATTGGGGAAAACTACAAAAGGCTCCAATCTAATTGGTTCGACACGCTGCGCGCTAAGGGTCACGACGCATGGATACCCTCCAGTCAGGGCGGCGACCTTGTGGTGGCCCTGAAGGAACCGCACCAGATCAAGTCGATCTACAACAACGGCGGGTTTGACCCCAAGCAGAAGCACATGAACAAGGCCCGTGGCGGTGCTGTCGAATTCATGCGCGGCAACCACTCGCTGGTGCCTGACGAGCTGTATCACGGCAGCGCACCGAAGGTGGCCACCAAGGGTTGGACCAGTGAGGTGGACGAAGAGAAGACCGCGAAGAACATCGAGGCGCAGGACTTCCGCGAGTTCCGTCCGTCGGAGCATGGCAACTACGGGCCCGGTATCTACCTGACCGACAAACCTGAGGTCGCCAGCGACTTCGCGCAAGGTATTCGCGCCGACCAGACCGAGACCAAGCCGCACGGACAGGTCATGAAGCTGCACGTCAGCATGAAGCAGCCGTTTCACGATGACGTTCTGCGGCACCCGGCGTGGAAAGATTACATCAAGGGGGCGCTGACCCGGTACAGCATCCCCCACGATGAAGACCGCAATGCGCGGGACGCTATTTTGAAAGCGTTGGACAATGACACCGCAACGGTGCGCGACCTGTTTGTGCGCGACACACCGCGAGGCACTCTGGTTAATCAGCACGGTCAGCATGACATCCACGACACCATCCGCAATTCAGGTTACGATGGAATTATTGCGCATCGGCCCGACGGATCGAAAGAATATGTCGCGTTCAAGCCTGAGCAGGTGAAGAGCGCCCTGTCGGCCCGCAAGTTCGACCCCACCAGCCCGGACATGACCTATGCCGACGGTGGGGCGGTCCCCCAGAAGACCGTGAAGGCCTACAAGCTGTTCCGCACCAAAGGGGACGGCAAGCTGTACCCGTTGTTTGTCAACGCGGACAAGCCGGTGCCGATGGGTGAGTGGCTCGAGGCCGAAGAGGGCCCGCAGGGCAAGGCGCAGGGCAAGGTCAAGTCCAAGCTCGGCGATCTAGCGTACCGGCCCGGCTGGCATGCTGGCGATCTGCCCATGGCAACCCATATCGGCGGCAAGTCGGACCCCAGCCTGAAGAAGCCCGATTACCGGCCGGACAACCACGTCTGGGCCGAGGTTGAGATGGCTGCCGACAAGGACTGGCAGTCGGTGGCTGACAGCCGTGGCAAGGGCGTGAAGGCCCACATCACCGACCAAGTGCCGTACGGTGGGTTCTACCGGTACAAGACCAACCCGAACATGACCGGCAACTGGCTGATCGGCGGTAACATGAAGGTCAACCGCGTTCTGCCGGACGAAGAGGTCAAGGCCATCAACGATCAGGCTGGCACCGCCGACTTGCCGCGCCGCAGCGAAGGCTTCGCCGCCGGTGGAGCCGCGATGTTCGAGGGCATGCACGAAGACCTGCAGAACGAAGACGGCACCCCGATGGACCTGTGGCACGGGACACCCGGCGAGGGGTTCAGCGAGTTCAAGGATGAGAAGCTGGGCAGCCGCGACGCTGGCTTCTACGGCCGTGGCCATTACCTGACGCCGATGCGCGGAAACGCTGAGGATTATGCTGACCCCGACGAAATGGGCGGCGGGACCGTTATGGGCCCCCTCCACGCCGCCCTGAAGAACCCCTACGT